TTACTTACTGAGTAAGAAATGAAGGTTAACTCTAATATACTTTAAAAACTGCTGCTCCGTTTTAACATGTAATTTTCGCATAATGCTCCGGCGGAGTGACTTTGTCTGCTCTTCATAAAGTGAAAGTAAAGCGGCCGTTTCGCTTAAATGATAACCGCTGGCGATCAGTTTTAACAGGTGACGTTCTGTTACTGAAAAATGACGAGTCGTGCAGTAGTGACAAATGCCAGAAGGGACGCTATGTCGAAGCGCTCGTTTATGTAAGATCAATATCATTTTCCGGGTAATTTCTTCAACATCATCTTCCCGATAAATATGCGGCAGCATATACAGACATGGTCTGAACATGAGCTTTTCTTTATCGCATTTATTACAAATAATCACCCGTAGCTGATGTTGGGTATGCATAGGTATCTGGTAACAGCCTGCGCTGAACCAATCATCATCCAGGGCCAGGAAAGCGATATCGGCATTATCTATCTCTTCTGGCGGCAGAAAGTCAATTTTCTGCTGCCATTGATTCGCCAGACGCGTCATGATGATTTTCAAACCATGCTCAAAGTGACTGTTTTGTTCCTTAATAGCGATACTCAGCATAAAAAATATCCTACACGGCAGGTGAATCATGGTGAAATATTAAAGAAACTGATTGATTTTCTAAATACTGGCGGCCTTAATTCCCACTTTATGCGTGCTGAGATGTGTCCAGGCGATTTCCTGGAACCTGGCATTGCGCCAGAAAAGACGATATTCGTACACTTAGTCAGCAACCAGAACAAAAGCCATTGACTCAGGAGTACCTGACCGTATAATTCTCGCGTTTCGTCTACACGAAGTCTTCACTTCACAAGGCGCCCTTAGCTCAGTTGGATAGAGCAACGGCCTTCTAAGCCGTGGGTCGCAGGTTCGAATCCTGCAGGGCGCACCATTATATATCAACTGGTTACGCCTCTTTAATTCCCTCCTTATTTTCCATATGGGACATATTTGTGACATCATCACTGAAAATCGAGTCAATTTGCTTCGCGTGTTCCGTTAAATGGTTCGGAGCAAGGTGAGCATATCGGCGCACCATCTCGATGCTCTCCCATCCTCCCATTTCCTGCAGAACAGAAAGCGGCACTCCGGACTGAATGAGCCAACTGGCCCACGTGTGCCTCAGATCGTGGAAGCGAAAATCCTCAATTCCGGCCCGGCGGCAAGCTGCATTCCACGCCCGCTGATCATCGACGCGCATCTTTCTCACGGTTGGCGTCTTTGAACCATCAGGCCGGATGCCTTCTTTCGTATGCACGAACACCCATTTATGATGCTTACCAATCTGGTCACGCAATACCTTACAGGCAGTGTCATTTAGCGCTACGCCAATAGCGCGGTTTGACTTGCTGTCTTCAGGGTTCACCCAGGCAACACGACGCTGCATGTCGATCTGTTGCCACTCCATATTGATGATGTTAGACCGCCTAAGTCCCGTTGCCAGCGCAAATTTAACAACAGATTTCAACGGTTCCGGACATTCTTCAATAAGTCTTTTTGCCTCATCACGCTCAAGCCATCTGACGCGCTTGTTTCTGACAGAAGGAACCTTGATTACAGGCGCTTTCTCCAGCCATTTCCAGTCACGTTCTGCCGCCCGGAGAATGGCCTTCATCAGTGCGAGGTGCTTTGCCTTTGTCGATGTAGTGACCGGTTTAGCTGAATAAACTGGCACTGGCTCTCCATTCTTTTGCGCCGCGGCAGCTTTTATTTTCCATATCTCAAGCTGCTTGCGGTTGCTCATCTTGTTTACTGCTAAGTAAATCTTTTGCTCGGTTACATCCTTTAACCGTACTCCCTCAAAATGCGCCAGCCAGAAAGCCATACGGCTGCGGTCATCTTTCAGTGATTTCTTCTCTGCCTTTTCCTCCAGCCAGCGCATGCAGGCATCATCAAACGTTACGTCAGGAAAATCGCCAAGCCTGTCTACTCGCCACAATTCAGCCTTGCGCTTGTCATGTAGCTCAGTAGCGAGCCGCTTGTCGGAAGTCCCAAGGCTTTCCTTAATTCGCTTCCCGCCCGGCGTCGAGTAGGACGCGTACCATATTTCACCTCTGCGGAAGATAGACATTTTCTTTCCTCTTTTATGTCATCACCCGCGCTCACCTTAACAGTATGCAGCGGAGATTGAAGCGCCGCAATGCAGGCTTGTCGTGTGGTGAGGTAAGGAGATTTCGGTTTGGTGGGGTCTTTGCGTGTTGCCTGAAGGCGGCCTGTGCGAATCCAGTTTGTGGCGGTAGGTCTGGATATCTTGAGAAATGCACAGGCCTCATCGAGTGTGAGGCTGTGTGATTCCATAGTTACTCCGATAAAAAAAACCTCGACTGTGCGAGGTTTGTTAGTTGCGCTCTGCTGGGGATTTAGCCATTACTCATTTTCCGCTTTAGCTTGATAAGCTGACCTTCAAGTTTCTGCCGCTTCTCCCGCTCAACTATCAGACGCTTTTTGTAATTACCAAGCCTGTGCTGGTACAACTCCCTGGCATTAACCGCATTGGTGATTTCAGACTTCTGAGCTTTTACAAGTCGTTCGAGTCGGGATATCTCCTGACGCATTGAGTCTCGTAACTCAACTCCTTTTTCGATGGTGGACTCAAGCTGCTCTGTGTATGTTCGAATTACTGAGGTATTCACTACTTCACCTCCTGCTGCGGCGGTTCTGGTAGCAGCATCCAATGCAAGGCACTTCCTAGCCACGATAGCGTGCCGTCGTTCAACTCCACGTATTCCCCTTGCACCTGACCTGCCAAATACTCGCCGTGCTTTGAATAAATTAAAACCCAATCATCTTGAGCGGGCATCCGTTCGCTACAGCTTATCCAGCCATCCGGAGTTAACGTTGATTTTCCAGAAGGAATATTTTACGGAATATTTTGTGGTACATTTTGTGGTTTTGGTGCTGCTGCCAGCGCAGCCTTGTAACCGGCCACATGACCGCGCCAGTCAGCAACCTCTGATAGCCACGCGTTAATCATGGCCTGAGTTGGCTCTTTTGGCACCATTACCCAGTCATCCGGCACTACCGGCGCTGGCGGGAAGGCTCTGAATCCAGCATCAATCAGCGCCATCGTTACGGCATGTATGTCATCCATAACCAATTTTTCTCCTGCCAGATTCCCTCCCATCTTCCTGACGATAATGTCCTTCATCATGTAACGCTGCACTTGGTTGTACGCCACAGGTTCAGCGGTAAGCGATACCAACGCGATACGCGCCAGCTCGCGCACAACTTCTGGCGGGGCGTAGTGGTCATTTAGGTCATCGTACAACCGGATCATCTCTTGGCTGTTGTCCGGGTGTACATCCTCGTTAGTACCAGCAAGTGCAGTGATGACCTCGTCGGCAGCATCAATTATTTCTTGTGCCTGTTCTTTGGTAATAGTGGTCATGGGTTAGTCCTCCCTGTACGGATTTAATTTGTTGTGCAGTTTGTTAAATGGCCCCCATACGATGGAGCTATACCACTCGGCTATTTTTTCTGCCTGTACGCCTGCTAACCAGATGAAGAATATCGGTGATATTGGAACCATTAAAATAAGAAAGAGAAGGAAAAATAGAGCCTCTTTAAACCGACTTTGACGTGGATAATTCTTCCGGAGTATTTTTGTCATTTCACTCCCCCTTAACCTTGATGCCAGCGGCAACCGGCGCAGATACCACCTCAACTGGACAACCAGCTTCACATTTCAATGCGTTGCCACCCACAAACCATAATGTAACGTCGTGGTCGTCAAAGTCGGTTTCCTCGACCTCAAACACTTGTCCTTTGACTTTCACAAAGTCACCGGCGCAGATATGAACCGCGACAACCATTCCAGGCTGATTCCTGCCTACATCAGAATCGACGCTATCTTCCTGCTGCTTCACGCCAATGCCAGCGCGTGTGCTATATGCGGACATGCACTGCGCGAACCCGGATTGGTCATCTGTCTGCCCATAACTGAACCCGGCTTTCAGGCCGTCACGGAATGCGCTATCCTGCAACTTGTCAGCAGTTTCAAGTTTCGCCTCCAGTTCTGCTATGCGCTGGCGTAATGCTGTAATTTCCACCTCAGCAGCGTCTGCGTAATGAACGTTTTCATGCACAAGTGGTGGTAAATCCGGCGTAATGACACCAAAAAGTTTTGCCAGCGCCCGGTAATTCAGTTCGCTGTGATAACGACCTTTGCAGCGAACCAGTTTTTCAGCAGCAGCTACAATCGCGCTTTGTTCTGTCATGCGCTTTTTTGCTGCTTCCAGCTCAACTCGCAGCTTCCCTACCGTTAGCGCAATATCCTCGTTCTCCTGATCGCGGCTTTTGATGTATTGCAGGTTTCTTTCCCGTTCATCCAGCAGTGCCAGCACGGTTTCTGGTCCGGTCAGAAATTTGAAGGCGTTGAGCGCATCAATATCCACACCGTAATCTTTAAGTTCCTGTTCACTTAACAAATCATCATCAACTGGCAACATTAACAGGCGTTCCATTGCTGGAATTGCACGTTCTGCCGCATCTCGCAGTGCCTGATAGTCAATTGTCATTCTCGCCATCCTTCACAGTTGTAATCACTACAGCCTTCAAAATCATATGGGCTGTACTGCCAGGTTATTTTTCCGCAATGCGGACAATTCCAGCGCACCTTCCCGCTTCGCGACTTCTTTCTTCTGTTTTGCTTTTTCAACCAGTCAGGCATGACCAAACCTGCGCCCTGAACCATTGTTCTGCGGTTAAAGTTATTGATATTGAACGTCCGGCGCTTTGCTGCATCAGCAATGGAAAATGGCAACCAAACTATTCCTGGTTCGTTTTTGTTGGTGACGCTAAAGATGGTCGCTTTACTGAAGTCATCTGTTGGCAATCCACCGTGTTGAAGCCAGTAAACATCGTTGCCGTTCCAGCTACCTTTTTTGTAGGCCACATACGCAGTGCAATCTGACTCAATCAGGCTTTCTGTAGGGATGTACTGGCAATCAACGTGCCACACAGCCATTGCATCCACACTATCGGCACAAACAGGCTGATCGATATCTCGACCACAATTCCAGGCTTTTTGGGCTTCTTCCAGCGTGTAAACATGAGCGCGATCGATATTAGAACTGTAACCATTGCCGTTATGGCAATGGAATGAAGCGTTATTACCCACAGTTTCACGCAAGCACATCATGTAAAAGCGGTTATTCACTGGCTGCCTCCTTTGCGAAGCTGGGCAGCAAAGTCAACTAACCACTCAGTCATTTCAACCTTCCCTACCAGGTCTGAACCAGGGTGCATACAGCAATCACTCTGCGCCGCTTTGAAATCCTTACACTCATATTCTTGGGCCACCAGATTTTTTGCAGCTTCTATAGCAGCATCCACGCCCTGCGCCCGTACTTCAGCCAGAAAAGCATCGGTGGCTGGAATATTTCCTGTTGCCTTCATGGCCTCCAAAATAACCAGAACGCCATCTCGCCCAACCAACTCGGAGATAATCTCAGTGTTGTCGCCAACAACATCACAGAATGCCTGAACAGCTTTACGAGCAAGTGAATTCTCCGCTGCCAGTGCCGAAAACTTCTCGTGTGCCAATTTAACAGCTGCATCAGCCTGCTTAATTGACTCAATCGCTTTCTGGTGGTCTTCGGACAGAGCCGAAATCTTGGCCTCCGCTTCAGCAAATTTACGCACCAGATATTCAGCGTTTGTTTCGTTAACCTTTAAATCACTTGGGATGCATTTACCTTTCAGGAATCCATCCATCTCAATTAGTGACATTTGTTTCATTTCTTCCCACTCCGCAACATTGCATTCAGATATTTGTTTTCATTCACTGATGGAAAACTCTTTCTCGCCAGCATTTCTTCGCGTGGAATATCGTTGATGGGCTTGAAGCGGTGTCGAATAACCATTTCAGATGGCAGGATACCGGGGTCGTAGGACAAACCTCTCATGATGAATTCCTCAGTTATTGCTGATAGCGCCGTAACGCGAACGGTAATCACGAAGGCGCGGGTCTGTTTCAATGAATTTGGTGTAAGTGGCTTTGCGGAATGGTCGGATGGATGTCTGGTAAATTCGCTCGCGTTCTTCTTTCTCTGCAAGCCATATACAGTGACGAAATTTCTTTTTCTCTTTCGTTTCCTGCGGTAGCGACATTATCAGGTCGTAGTTTTTTCTGAATTTTTCCAGCACCTCCGAGACGGAATTGCCGGAACAGCGGCGCGGGTCATCCGCACCATACATAGGCGATGGCATGTTTTCACCTGGTGATTATTTAGCTAACTTTTTCCAGATTGCTGAAACGTATTTGGCTTGGTGAATGGCATCATCAAGCGCGTTGTGTCGAGTTCCTTCGAATGGCATATCTCGTTTAGGGTCGAACCCAATTGCCTTTCCAAGCTCGACGATGGTTCGGACGTCGCGGTCATTCCACCACTGCCAGGGCGCTTGGTGCCCGGCCAGAGCATAACTATTTCGTAGAATCACACAGTCAAATGATGCGCCATTTCCCCAAACCTGAACGAATTTAGGGTTGGCGTGCTTTGCGATAAAGTCTGATAACCATGAAAGAGCCGTTGAAAGCTCTTGAGTGTCATTGGTTAGCGATTTTCTGGCATCTTCTCCCTGTTCCATCCACCATAAAATGGTTGAAGCATCAGGACGCGCCCGGTATCGCATTGATGACTCGAGAGAGATATTAACCGAGAAGTCTTCTCCTGTTTCTCCAGTTTTCAGATCAAAGAATACTGCCCCAATCGAAATAACGGGCGCGTATGGCCCGTTGCCCATTGTTTCAAGGTCAACCATTAAATGATTCATGTAAGTCCTTAAATTGCGTGAATAGCGTGACGAGGGAAGGGGAGAGTTACTGGTGCAAATGGTATATCATCATCAAAATCCATCGGTGGCTCGTTATGTTGTGTTGGTGATGGTTGCTGCTGTGGTTTCTGTGACTGCCTGTAGGCTGCTTGTTGTTTGCTGTCTCCAGTGCCTCCAAGCATTTGCATCACACCATTAATTCCAACATTAATCTCAGTGGTGTAGCGGTCTTGCCCTGTCTGGTCTTGCCACTTTCTGGTTCTCAGCATTCCCTCGAAATAAATCTGATCACCTTTTTTCACATACTGCCCCACGACCTCAGCCAGTTTCCCGACTACGGCAACACGATGCCATTCAGTCTGCTCCTTTTGTTCGCCAGTCTGTTTATCTCGCCACTGCTCTGATGTAGCGACTGTCAGGTTAGCGAACGCCGTCCCTGATGGTGAATAACGAACCTCCGGGTCTTGTCCGACCCGGCCTAAGATGATCACCTTATTTACGCCTCTACTAGCCATTTATGCCGCCTGTTTTAGTTCGTTAACTCTGATGTTCATTACCTGAACGCATTTTGTCTGCGCATCATCGTGACCAGCCAATAATTGCCAGTCATGCTGATATCTCTCAATTAGCTTTTTCTTGTCAGTTTCTGTTGCTGCATAATCGCTGAAGTCTTTCAGGATTTGTTCGCAGTCAACCGATGGAGATTTCTGGTTGGTATTTTCTGGTGATGGTTGATTGCATGATGCTGGCATGGCCCAGTCCGGCAGCGATGGAGGGAGCCAGTAAAATCCTGTTCCATCCTTCAGTTTGGCCCTGTGCCATCCTTGTTTCTTATCACTGGATATCTGCGCAAAACCTTCCTCAAGGTTATACAGATACCGACCAATTCCCCACTGAACGGCAGCACGCTTCATTGCGCCGGAGCGACCACCTTTGACGGCTTCTACCTGTGTGTTTTCAGCAGCATCCCATTTAGTTACCCATTCGGAATCAATCTTGATTGATATGCCGCATTCAACGCCACCGTTGTTGGGAATATCGCGGTATTCATTGCGCCATCCTGCTTTGCCGCAAACATCGTCCAGGCGTTTCATGATTGCCCTGTTCGTGACATAAGCCAGCACCATAGCCCACACTTTGCCATCGCGTGTTTTACCGCTTTGCTGTATTCGCCATTCGATATCTTCAGCTGCGAACGGTTCATCTAACTGATCAAGATTCATGAGTAAAACCCCGCAAATTCATCCCAACTAATAACCGGATTCTGCCGTTCTGCGGCTAAGTTAATTTGCTGCTCCACTTCTTCCTCAATTTCAGGAGAAATGAGGGCAATAAATTCTTCATCATCAAAATCATGCAACATGACGCGCCTCCCATTCTTCGTCCTGCCACTTATCCCAACCAAGAGCTATTCCTGCAGCCCATGTATACGCATCAGACATTCCCTGTTTTGTATCCGGAAATACTTTCTCATATAGCTTGTTGAACTCCCTGTTTCCTTGCTGAACAAGAATTGTTCCGTTAACAGGCGTAATGGTCATGGCGTGGTACTCCTGGCTGATTAAGAATTTCACCGAGACGTTTCCATCCGGCCCGTAATTTTCTGGTGATACGCTCTAAAAGTGATTCATTAAGTTGGGCGATACCCATGACGGCACCGCCCGCGATAGCAAATGTCATCGTGGGACTCTCCATTTTCATTTATTGGCATAGCTAAAACGCCTCGATATGAAGCGCTGTGGATATGCGATAAAACAGCCGCACTCAGGCGGCTGTTGTTGTTTCTTCTTTCAGGCTTTCGATATATTCACGCGGGTCGTCGTAACACTGGCATTCGCTATACCAATCCACCCAGCGATCCGTAAGCTCCATTTCTTCCAAATCCTGGTCAGTAAGGCTCTCATCCCACATCTCAAGGCCGTTAGCGTTGCAGTAATCAGGTTTGATGTTGTTGTCATACTGAAATGCGTCATAATCAGCCAGTGCATCCATCACTCGCACACCCTCTTCAACACTTGCTACTTCTACAATGAATGGCTTCATAGGAACTTGCGGGATATGCCAGACACGTAATTTCATATTTCCTCCAGGTAAAAAGAATGCCGCCCATATAGAGCGGCAAATAACATCAAGGGATGATTTTTCGATTAACCAGAACGAGTCGTCGTCCTCGTTTGGTTACGAGCGATATTGCTCGCAATGCGGAATCACAGAATCCGCATTAAGTGCATCACTCACACTCTACAAACTCACCATCTTTATCCAGTTGATACCATGTATTCGGCATAATACCGTTCTCGCCAACCTTGCTTGCTCGAATATGAATTAACTCGCCATCTTCATCTCGATAGCAAAGCACAATAGCTCCGCCTTCAGATGCCCTGGCTTTTCCTTCTATTCCGAGTGATGCCGCTACGGATTGCGATCCAGACACTTCCGCTGCTGACCAGTCGCCAGTGTTGGTTGCTGCTGACCGGTCGCCAGTGTTGGTTGCTGCTGACCGGTCGCCAGTGTTGGTTGCTGCTGACCGGTCGCCAGTGTTGGTTGCTGCTGACCAGTCGCCAGTGTTGGTTGCTGCTGACCAGCTGCCACACATGATCTGCTGCTCAAGAGACTTATCTATCTTGCTCCAAATCAATTCGATACCACGTTGAATGAACTGAGGAAGCGTTAACTCATCCTTAATTGTGATACTGGAACTGGCTATTTTAGTGTCACCTCCTTCTTCACTGTCTGTAATACCAAAAGATATTGTTTCCGCATAGCGGCTTTCTGCCGGCGGATAATAACTGAAAACATCGAAAGGACATTCACAGGCGTGAAATCCAGAACCGCAAGCCTCTACTTTTCCATCGTGATGGAAGGTTTCACCGATTGCAAACTGAAAGCCACGGCACTTTAGGTCTTTGTTAAATCCCTTGAATGTCACAATTTCTTTGGTCATGTTGTTATTCCTTAAATTTTGGCAATAAAAAAGGCCGCATTGCGACCTGATTAGATATTTGAAGTGAGATAAAAGAAGACCAACTATGTAGCCTTTAGTTTTTCCAGCTCTCTGGCAATCATTGCCGTGGTTCTGATTGCCCATTTATCGACAATCTTTCCATCTTCCCTAACAAGAGCCATTTCCTCAGGCTTCACCATGCATTCAGCATCAAGCTTGCAGCCTTTGCATTTCACAAAGCGACTACACCATTGGTTGGTATCAATAGTCGTAGTCATATTGGTAGTCCTGGTATTGTTCCATCACATCCTGAGGATGCTCTTCGAACTCTTCAAATTCGTCTTCCATATCTCATCTCAATCGTAATAATCCGGAATTGATTTTCCGCGCTGCTTCTGTACGGCGTGGATTTTATTTCCGAGCGGATTAGCATCGTGGTAGTAAATGCGATGATTTTTACTGTCTGCTGGTTTGCGTATCTCGTTCTCAAACACGATTGCAGCACGCTCAATTTGACGCTTGTACTCTTCCAGTTGCCAGAATGCATCTTTCGCCATGAACTGAAGTGATTTTGCGTCTTCAATACGCTTGGGCGTTTCGTGTTTTCCTTTGGCCTGAATCTGGGCGCGGCTAAGGGTAGGGCGGTGTAATACTTCTGAGCTTGCCGTTACCGCATTCTGAAGGGCTGCACGGCGCTCACGACGACGACCTGCTGCTGAACCATTGAAAACTGTTCTGCGCGTCATAGTGACCTCCTGATGAACTTTGGTGATGCGATGCCAGATGCTTATCTTCTGGTTGTCTCGATGGACTGCAATTCATCGCATCCCAAAGCTCACTTTGGTCGTTCCGGCTTTTCAGCCGCGTAGATTCATCACTGAATCGTTGTATGTTCACCATCCTGGTGAGTAGTGTGTCCTGTTGATGTGTTTAGTATACGTATAGTAAACATCATTGCAAATACATTTTGTATCCTCATAGTTGTTTTGTTTACATTATGTTGATTTTTAAAGTGATTTATTTTTTTAAATCCTCTATGCCATACTGTCCTGAACAAAAAACGAGCGAGGAATCTGTGTGAAAAGTGAGGATGAGTTCTTTGCGGAGCTTCACCCGCAAGTGGTTGAGGTTCTCGGTACTGCGCTGATGCAGGTACTGGTAGAGCAGCGCGAACCTTCGCGTGAAGCTTTGATAGAAATGATTCAGGTGCTGTGGCAGGAAGAGGATGTGGACTTGGCTGTAGAACTGGCTATTGATGTTCTGACACTGCCGAAAGAGTAGGGATCTTTGTGGTTACAAGGTGGCGGGCAAATGGATGAAATAGCTATGCGTTTGCGTAATTATCAATGAGTTACGTTGGCGGGCGAATTGTTTACGTAGGGATCGGCAGGCAGTGAACCCCAGCTCGGCGTCAGGGTTACTTTATGTAGTATTTAGAAAAAACGGCTATTAGAACAGTAATAACAAGGGCTATGACAATTTTCCAAGTCTGACCATTCAGCTCTTTGTGTAAATCTTCCTTTGTACACATTGTGGCCTTGATAACAGCTAGATCAGTGCTAATAGAAGCTATTTTCTCTTCCAATTTTTCTACACGTTTTAGCATGTCATCACCACCGCCATTGCCACCACCATGCCGTGAGTATGCATCATCAGTGAAGTGGTGTCCAATTTGGCGAGAGATGTCTTGATTTGGACGAAGCTGAGTAACGGTGTTATTGGAACTCATTGCGAACCACTCCAGCACGCTTAATATCGAAAAAAGAGCTTTTCACATCAATGATTTCTTTGGTGTCTGGATTAACCAGTGATGCTCTAACTTCAAATATTCCAGGGTTAATAATTTCAACCTTAGGAAACGTTATTTTTATGGATGCCGACACAACAGTTTCTCCATCACCAGCTTCTGCAACGGTGAAAAACATATGGTTGGAAAATTTCTTTGTATCAATTGGAATTGGTGTCTCATTGTCATTGAACACCTCGATGCCAACGGAGTATTTCTTGGCCGCTCTAAGACCGATAAAAAAAATACCGAATGACAAATCCACTTCATATGAGTCTTTTGCCATCTCATAGATGAGGACTGGGGCTCCTGATTTGCTGCCATCTATCGCGATCGGGATAACATAAGAAATACGTTCTTTAATCATTTGTATATCACCCAAACATCCCTTATCCATCATCACCCGAATATCTCATCAGGCCATTGGCTGGCTACAACCTTACCTACAACCCTGCATTGTTCGTTACATGGCATTATTGGGAACTGAGGGTTTAGCGGTTGTAGGAATACTTGTCCGCTGTCTTTGATGAGCTTCTTAAAAGTGAACTCATCACCACATAACCTTGCAATGCAAAAATCGCCTGGGTCTACAGGAACTTCTGGGTCTACAAGAATCAGCATTCCTTCAGGAAAGCTTGGTCGTGATCCCGCTGGAGCCGTCATTGAGTGGCCTTCAACTTCAAGCCAAAAAGATGAATCACTGGCTTTTTTGGTCGTACTAATCCAGCATTCTGCATCTCTCTCGGTGAATGTGCGAAATTCTGGTGTAAACATTCCAGCCTGAACGTGAGAGAAGAATGGGTATTCAAATTGAGGTTTAACAGGCTTTTGTTCTGTTGATTCTCCAACGCTAAAGGTTCCGTCAGCGTTGAACCTCACGTCTGTAACTCCAAGATATTGAAAAATTGCTCCAATTTCTTGTATTGATGGGTTCCTTCTTCCGTTAAGCCAATGACTAACAGCACCTTTGGTTACACCAAGGTGTTCAGCAACTTTATCCTGATTCAATCCAAGCTGATCAATCCTTTGCTTCGCTATGTCATACCAGTTCATTTTCATCCTTAAATTATACAATTTGTATCAAACAAGAACAGTCACAACTCGTAAACTATGTATTGCGATATTGAATACGATGTGTATACTTATTGGTGAGGAGGATCCTATGAATAATATTCGCAATTTTCGCGAGCGCTTCGGTTTAACGCAGGAAGATCTTGCGAAAGTACTCGGTTGTACGCGTGGTGCAGTTTGTCATTACGAGACAGGCAGAAGGGGAATGGACATCAATCTTTGTCGCGCTTTTATCAATGCGTTCAAAGAATACGGTTACGAACTAACCATAGACGATCTTTTTCCACCAAAGGCTGCGTAAGCAACACCACTTCCAACAACGGACATTCGTCCTACGTCGCTGAAAAGCGAACTCCAGATAACAAATCAACCACAGGTTTATGCGCCAGTGCGCATAGCCACAACTAACTATTAACTACAGGAAATACTAAGTAATGGAACTCACAAATCACAGCAAAAAGATACGCGAAGTGGAAACAGAGCTTCGCGCCCGACTCGTATCAATGGGTCAGACAAATTTTGCAAAGATGGCGGGATGGTCTGATTCAAAAGTAAGCCGCCTGAACATTCAGGATATGGCGGTGACGTTCGTTCTTCTGGAGAAGGTATGGGAGACGAGTTTAATCAGGGAAGTAGCAAGGCAAGCGGTGGAAGCTGTGATGCCGAGAAATAAAAAACGCCCGGCGGCAACCGAGCGTTCTGACCAAATCCAGATGGATTTCTAAGGGCATCAGGAGAGGTAATTATGACAAAACGTAGTAAGAAATACCAGGAAAAAGAAGAGATTCGACATCCTGATTCACCTGAGGGATTAGTGGTAGCCGCAGCAAATAACAGGGCGTTCGCAGAGCGCCTTGTTGGTGTTTACAGACTAGCCAAAGCAGGAGTGAAACATGGGCGTCGTTAAGTTAGCAGACTACAGACCGTTAGAACCGGTCGTGGAGCGTAATGTGGCAGATCTCGATGATGGTTACGCCAGACTATCAAATATGCTGCTTGAGGCTTATTCAGGTGCAGATCTGACCAAGCGACATTTTAAAGTGCTGCTTGCCATTCTGCGTAAAACCTATGGGTGGAATAAACCAATGGACAGAATCACCGATTCTCAACTTAGCGAGATTACAAAGTTACCCGTCAAACGGTGCAATGAGGCCAAGTTAGAACTCGTCAGAATGAATATTATCAAGCAGCAAGGCGGCATGTTTGGACCAAATAAAAACATCTCAGAATGGCGCATCCCTCAAAATGAGGGAATATCCCTCAAAACAGGGGATAAAACATCCCTCAATTTGAGGGAGTGTTATCCCTCAAAACAGGGGGACACAAAAGACACTATTCAAAAGAAAGAAATACAAGATAAAAACATTATGTCCGAAAGCGTTCGGACGGAGTGTGAAAAATCATCTGGCCGTCACGAAGAAACCGATAAGGCATTCGAGGAAATATTCTGGTGTGCCGGTATGCGGAAAGCCGGGAAGAAAAACGCAGCTTCGGCATTCAGAACACAGTTCAGGGAATGGCGTAAAACTACCAGGGGTACGGCAAGCGAGTTTGCCACGATGCTGGCAGAAGACATCGCATGCAGGAATGGTAAGCAGTTCGGATTCGACAGGTTGTTACCATCAAGCTACCTGAACGGTCAGCGCTGGAACGACGAAAAGCCAGAAACAATTCAACCACAATCCAAACCATCATCCGCAATCACCGTATCGAAAACTGGCTACGTGTTTTTCGACAGGTGAATCATGAAATCCAGAATCAAATCGTTACTTATCGCTGGCTATAACCATGGCTGGCTTAGTTCTGCATTCGTTGAGTTCTGGTTTAACCGTCTCGATCTGAGGTCAGCGTAATGACTCCAAGTGAACTGAGCGACCTGCTATGGGCGCAGGTTGACAGGGTGGCTCCGCACCTGTTGCCAAACGGCAAGAAAGATGGGCATGAGTGGGTTGCCGGCAACGTCAACGGTGACAAGGGGAACAGCCTTAAGGTTAACCTTAGCGGTAAGAAAAAATGGGCTGATTTCGCTGAGGGCGACGGCGGTGACATGCTTGATTTGTGGATGGCCTGTCGGGGAATAAATCTGCATCAGGCTATGCAGGAGGCAAAGGCATTTCTCGGTATCAAGGATGATGATCACCATTTCGACGCCAGACGTGAGAAGAAATTTTCCAGACCTGACCGCAAGAAAATCGTCCGTTACGTTACCAGAACAGAATCCCATCTTGAGTACCTGCAATCGCGTGGCATATCTCCAGAAGTCGTAAAGCGGTACGAGGTTGTCAGCGGCAAGGTGTGGAATGGAGAGCGAGAACTGGATGCTTTGGTGCTTCCGTACAAACGCGATGGTGAGTTGTTGCAGGTCAAGAGAATCAGCACCGAACGTCCGGACGGGAAGAAAGTCATCATGGCAGAAGGTGACTGTGAACCCTGTCTGTTCGGATGGCAGGCTCTCGATGCTGGCGTGAGGGCGGTTGTGCTTTGCGAAGGCGAAATTGATTGCATGAGCTATGCGCAATACGGAATTCCGGCGCTATCTGTCCCGTTCGGTGGCGGGAAAGGCGCTAAGCAACAGTGGATTGAGTTTGAATACCATAACCTCGACAGGTTTGAAGAAATATTCATTTCGATGGACGGTGATGATGTTGGTCGTGAAGCTGCAAGGGAAATCGCAAGCCGACTCGGTGAACATCGCTGCCGTCTGGTTACACTGCCGCACAAAGATATCAACGAATGCCTGATGAACGGCGTCGCTGAGGATGAAATCTGGCAGTACATCGGTACAGCGTCATATTTCGACCCCGAAGAGCTTTACAGCGCCCGTGAGTTTTATCAGGACACCATCAATGCTTTCTACGGCAAGCAGCAGTATCTGTTTAACCCACCGTGGGAAACGCTGGCTTACAACTTCCAGTTCCGTGAGGCGGAGTTAACGCTTGTCAATGGCGTGAACGGTCACGGAAAAACGGAGGTTGTCGGGCATATGGCACTTGAGGCCATGAGACAGGGGATAAAAACATGCGTCGCATCGCTTGAACTGAAGCCCGGGATTCTGCTTAAACGCCTGACCCGGCAGTCTACATGTTGCAAAATGCCGCCAGTTCTGGAAATCGAATCAGCATTTAAGTTTTACGATGACCGGCTCTGGTTATTTGGCCTGACAGGTACGGCCAAGGCGGAACGCCTGATTGAAATTTTCACATATGCCAGACGGCGATACGGCATCCAGTTATTCATCATCGACAGCCTCATGAAGTGCGGGATTGGCGATGACGATTACAACGGGCAAAAGGCGTTTGTTGACGCGCTGTGCGACTTCAAGAATAAAACCAACTCTCACATTATCCTCGTCACTCACTCCAGAAAGGGAGACAGCGAGGAGAAACCTACCGGAAAGATGGACGTAAAAGGCTCAGGAGCGATTACAGACCTGACAGATAACCTATTTATCATCTGGCGCAATAAAGCTCGCGAGAGAGCGTTACAGCGCGTTCAGGCTGGCGAGCAAATTAACGAGAAAGACCAGCAACTTCTTGCTGCGCCCGCATCTGTTTTAATGCTTGAGAAGCAGCGAAACGGGGAAGGGTGGGAAGGCGGTGTGCCGTTATTTCTTGACGAGCAGTCTCACCAGTTCCTGCAAATGGAAGGTGCGTCACCATACAACTACATAGCTAACATGCCGAAGTCGGAGTATGACGAAGTGTGGAGGCAGGAGAATGTTACGGAGTACTGAATGAACAACCAAATAATACCTGAAATGCTTTTGAATCCCCGCTTCATTGCTGTTTTGAACAGATGTATCGACGAAGAAGAGCTCATTATGCAATTTGAAAGGTTGTCAGGTGTCACTCGACCACCAAAGGGGCAACATCCAATAGAGCTGATGGTTGATAAAGCGACAGGATTTTCTGATGAGCAGTGGAAACGGTTTTTTGAGGCATTTATCCCGTTCGTCTATGAGTTTATATGGCTCACATGGAGAGACCGTGACAATGAGGAGTGCTGGCAATGACCATCTACATCACTGAGCTAGTAACAGGCCTGCTGGTAATCGCAGGCCTTTTTATTTGGTGGAGAGGGAAGACATGAAAAAACTAACCTTTGAAATTCGATCTCCAGCACATCAGCAAAATGCCATTCACGCAGTACAGCAAATCCTTCCAGACCCAACCAAACCAATCGTAGTAACCATTCAGGAACGCAACCGCAGCTTAGACCAAAATCGGAAGCTTTGGGCTTGCCTTGGTGATGTCTCACGTCAGGTTAACTGGCATGGACGATGGCTGGATGCAGAAAGCTGGAAGTGTGTGTTTATCGCAGCATTAAAGCAGCAGGACGTTGTCCCTAACCTTGCCGGGAATGGCTTTGTGGTAATAGGCCAGTCAACCAGCAGGATGCGTGTAAGCGAATTTGCGGAGCTATTAGAGCTTATACAGGCATTCGGTACAGAGCGCGGCGTTAAGTGGTCAGACGAAGCCCGGTTAGCACTGGAATGGAAAGCGAGGTTTGGAGACGCCGCATGAAACACTGCTACCGCTGCGGAGAAAGCAAAGACGATTATCGATTCCGGCCAAATCAACCTTATTGGCACCAATGGTGTATCAGATGTGAGCGATCGCCAGTGGGTAATTTCCCGCCGCCAGAGACGAAGGAGGACGTATGGCACGACAGCGACGAAGTATCACCGACATAATCTGCGAAAACTGCAAATACCTTCCAACGAAACGCTCCAGAAATAAACGCAAGCCAATCCCAAAAGAATCTGACGTAAAAACCTTCAATTACACGGCTCACCTGTGGGATATCCGGTGGCTTAGAGAACGTGCGAGGAAAACAAGGTGATTGACCAAAATCGAAGTTACGAACAGGAAAGTATAGCGAGAGCCTTATGCGCAGGATGTAACAAGCAACTGGCACCTGATGAAATTTACGCCTGTTCCGAATGTGTTAACGAATGGCTGGTATATCGCGATCCGAATGGAGATATGTCGAATGAGGAAGGTAAGGCGGCGTTGTAAGAACGAAGAGTGCAGGGAATGGTTCTTCCCGCAATTTCAGAACCAACAGTGGTGTTGTGTTGATTGTGGAACAAAGATAGCACTCGAACGACGAAGCAAAGAACGCGAAAAAGCGGAAAAAGCAGCAGAGAAGAAACGACGACGAGAGGAGCAGAGACAGAAAGATAAACTGAAGATTCGAAAACTCGCCTTAAAGCCCCGCAGTTACTGGATTAAACAAGCCCAACAAGCCGTAAACGCCTTCATCAGAGAAAGAGACCGCGACTTATCATGTATTTCGTGCGGAACGCTCACGTCTGCTCAGTGGGATGCCGGACATTACCGGACAACTGCTACGGCACCTCAACTCCGATTTGATGAACGCAATATTCACAAGCAATGCGTGGTGTGCAACCAGCATAAAAGCGGAAATCTCGTTCCGTATCGCGTCGAACTGATTAATCGTATCGGGCAAGAAGCAGTAGACGAAATCGAATCAAACCATAACCGCCATCGCTGGACTGTCGAGGAGTGCAAGGCGATCAAGGCAGAGTACCAACAGAAACTCAAAGACCTGCGAAATAGCAGAAGTGAGGCCGCATGACGTTCTCAGTAAAAACCATTCCAGACATGCTCGTTGAAGCATACGGAAACCAGACAGAAGTAGCACGGCGCTTATCGTGCCACCGCAACACAGTCAGGCGTTATCTGTACGACAAAGAAGCCAGGTATCACGCCATCGTTAACGGCGTTTTAATGATTCATCAGGGCGGGAGAGGTGTTTATGACCGTAACCAGCATTAACCAGGCGAAACAGCAGCGTGAACGTGACGAGGCTGAATTACGCAGCGTCAGAGAGATGACGGAGCAACACCAGAAGGCAATGGAATATCTGCATGAGCGAGAGCGCGAACTGGTGAACCGGCTTGGATTGAACAAGACATCGGGAGGCGATGCTGCATGAATTTGGAAAACACTGTGAAATTCCACTCTCCGAAGTCTCCTCAACTATCAGATTCACCGAGAGCAACGGCATCAGACTCACTGACTAATACCGATGTGATGGCAGCATTTGGTATGGCGCAAAGTCGCGCTCCGCTCGGGTTCAGTGCTTTCAGCGGCAAGATGAACCTGAGCGACAACGATAAGCGTAAGGCAATTCAGTTACTGGTACAGCATGGGATGAAGCATTGCGACAAGGTGGCTGCCTTGCGCAAACTTGATACCAATGTTAAAGGGAAAGTAGTGCAAACGCTCGCAACTTTCGCGTATCAGGATTACTGCCGGTCGGCAGCTAGTAATGTCATGTGTTCGTGCTGCAAGGGGCGCGGAGTATTAAGGAAAAAGAAGCGGATCGTTAAACATCCCGGGTGTGGAGAGAAAACTCCTGCAAAGACGGCTGTGGAGGTAACGGAATCACTATGCACTAAATGCAATGGCGCAGGTGTTGTATCTACATCTTGCGTTAAATGCCGCGGGCGTGGCGTAGCGCTGGACAGGAAGAAATCAGAACTACAGGGCGTTCCAGTTTATTCACCCTGCAAGCAGTGCTCAGGGCGTGGGTATGAGCGCATACCTGCAGCTTCATGCTTTCGTGCAATATGTCAGTTCACCGATGCAATTTCACCAGGCGTATGGGATAAGGCTATTAAGCCATTCTATGAGTCATTAATTAGCAAGGTTGAAATGGAGGAGTCTGCTGCAAATGTAGTTTTATCGAAAGTTACCAGCTAAGTTTTATTCCGATAACGATTGCATATTGCAAAATGACGAAAAGTAGAATATCATAACCCTAACAGTAGAAATCCGTCCTTTGTTAAGGTGGATTTGAAAGTAGGCCCTGCGGATTCCGTGGGGCTTTTTTATTTTGGGTCGGTCGTATAAAGGTTATTACGGAAGGCTGTTAACCTTCTTATCGTGGTTCGAGTCCACGCTGTCCCGCCAAACATGCTGGTTTAGCTCCAATGGTAGAGCAGTCGCCTTGTAAGCGAATGGGTAGCGGTTCAAGTCCGTTAACCAGCACCATAACTGAGCCGTAGCCACTGGCTATCCTGAATTCGTCAGTGATAGTTATGCTGCGTCCTTCTACACATGACCTTCGTGAAAGCGGGTGGCAGGAGGTTACGCTAACAACCTCCTGCCGTTTTGCCCGTGCATATCGGACACGAACAAATCTGATTACTAAACACAGTAGCCTGGATTTGTTCTATCAGTAATCGACCTTATTCCTAATTAAATAGAGCAAATCCCCTCAATAAAGGGGGTAGAGCATGTACCGTATGGACAAAATCAGAGAATGGTTCAGTTACAGCTTCGGAGGACTGACTGCGATGGGTGGCATTCTCTCCCTGAATGACTGGGCTGTAATCATTGGTATTCTTTGTACTGTCGGCACATTTGGCATCAACTGGTACTACAAGCGCAAAGAGCGCGAGGACAGATTGAATGGGAATGTCACCGGCGCTCAGAAATAGCGTAATAGCGGCGATAAGTGGCGGGGCTATTGCCATAGCATCTGTGTTAATCACTGGCCCCGGTGGTAACGATGGTCTGGAAGGTGTCAGATACAAACCATATAAGGACGTAGTTGGTGTGTTGACTGTTTGTTATGGCCACACCGGAAAAGACATCATGCCTGGTAAAACGTATACCGAAGCAGAATGTAAAACCCTCCTGAATAAAGACCTTGCCACTGTCGCCAGGCAAATTAACCCGTATATCAAAGTCGATATACCGGAAACAACGCGTGGCGCTCTTTACTCGTTCGTTTACAATGTTGGCGCAGGAAACTTCAGAACATCGACACTTCTTCGCAAAATAAATCAGGGTGACATCAAAGGCGCATGTGATCAGCTACGTCGCTGGACATACGCTGGCGGTAAGCAATGGAAAGGCCTGATGACTCGTCGTGAGATTGAGCGAGAAGTCTGTTTGTGGGGGCAGCAATGAGCATGATTTGCTTTTTCATGGCAGCGTTGCTCGCATTCAATGGCAACGATGCGTGGCCGTGGTTTCTGGCCGTTGGGGTGTTGATGTCATGAGTCGGTTAACCGCAATCATCTGCGCTGTGGTTATTTGCCTGCTGGTTTCAATGGGGTGGGCTGTTAATCATTACCGTGATAACGCCATCACCTACAAAGGCCAGCGCGATACCGCCACCCATAAATTGAAACTGGCGAACGAGACGATTGACGACATGCAGGGGCGCCAGCGTGACGTTGCTTCCCTCGATGCAAGATATACAAAGGAACTCGCTGATGCGAAAGCTGAAAATGATGCTCTTCGGCGCAAGCTTGATAATGGTGGTCGGGTGCTCGTCAAAGGAAAATGCCCTGTATCATCCTCAGCCGAAACCTCCAGCGCCTCCGGCATGGGCAATGATGCCACCGTCGAACTCTCTCCAGTTGCTGGACGAAACGTTCTCGGTATCCGGGACGGAATCATCAGTGACCAAACAGCACTGAGAACGCTTCAGGAGTACATCAGGGCGCAATGCCTTAAATAATTTCCCTCGCATAGAAATTTGACAAGTGACTTTCAGGAAAATGCCTCGCGATGCGGGGCGTTTTTGTATCGGTATTTCACCGCGCATCTCACGCGCATATCAACGAGAGCCTTTCAGTAAGCGAGCCTGAGAATTGCCGTTATAGGTGGCGACCTCTCTCGGGCGGCTTTTCTGTGAGACAGGCTCGCTTTCTAAAAGGTAAAGCGCAATGAACCAATTAGAAGAAAAGCTTCAAAGAATGATTTCCTTATACAAGGAAGATAACTGTCAAAAAGTTCCTGAAAACATCGCAGAGTTAATGGAATTGGCAAGTGAATTTTCTGGCATGCTTCAGTCGTCAGGTGTTCGGTCAGCGTTCTTTGTTGAAATGCTGATGCACAGCGGACTTATGGCAACAATGAGCCGTGTAATGGAAGACCAGAGAAAAGAACCTCCTCAGGTGTACGTTTTGTCATCGAAGAAAACTGGGCTAACCAAAATTGGGTATTCATCCAACATTCCACAACGCATCAAATCGCTTGGCAACTCTGGACCAGACTGTTTGAAGCTTGAGTGCCTGATCCCTGGTGGAAGAGAAACTGAAAACATGCTTCATCGCAAATTTGCCGCAAAGAGAAAGCACGGTGAATGGTTCGCCCTGTCCAAGGATGACATTGAGGGGTTGAAATCTGTAGCGCTTACTTCTGATGGCTATTAATGCTTGTTTAGAGCAATTTTCATAACGGCTCTTCATTACAAAGCCTATCTACGGGTGGGCTTGATAATGAAACCGTGATTTTCATCCCCACAATCCGGGTATGTAAAAGATAGTTCAGGCGAGAATAGATTTAACTAAATCTGCGGACCACCAGTTACGGCAGTACCACGAAACAACCCAAGCCAGTAAGTGGGGAAATAACACTGGCAGCCACTGAAAGATGAACCTCCTGCCTTATGGCAAAAAAGATTCTTTGTGGTGGCGGACTGATGGAAAGACATCGGTTATTGCAGAGGCCATTCAATGAGTGGCCTCGACAATGGCTTATCCCAACAACCGGAGCCAACACAATGGCAGAGATTACAGCATTGACAGAATTACAGCAGATGAACCTCGATATCCTCCGTTTAGTTCAAAGCGATACCGCAGCAGCAGAGAAAGCGATCGCATTCGTTGCTGGAAGCAAGCTGAACTTCGAACTGTTCAAAGACCAACTGGTTTTGGCGCAGGGTGAAGGAACGGCATTAGCTCGCGCAGAAAAGGCTATTCGTGAGGCAAAAGAAGCGTTAGACCTGTTCACTGCCGGAGCATAACGAATGGCAAAGACGAAGTGGCCTAAACTTCCCCGGTTCTTCGTGCCATTGTTCCATAGCGCCAATGTCTATCTATGTCGTTCAAAGGAAGAGTGGGATCAGGCTTGCATTCATCTTGGAGTTGATAGCGGCGGGAATGAGATGCTGGCGGGGGCAACACAGTCATATTGCAATACCGAAACAGGCGATAATCTTTATCTGCTTGGCGTATTCAATGGTGAGGCGGCCACACTGGTTCATGAATGTGCTCACGTCGCATTCTATGTCTGCCGAGATGTTGGTGTAACCACTTATCCTGGCGACGCTAACGAAACCTACTGCTACATGCTTGACAGAATGTTCAGTCACTTCCTGCCGTTCTTTCATGAACCAGAAAAAGAAGGAGCCAAGTAATGGCAAACCCAAACTTCACGCCATCATGGCCTCTCTACAAAGATGCTGACGGTGTATATGTGTCTGCTCTTCCGATTAAAGCTATCAAATACGCTAATGACGGAAGTGCAAACGCAGAATTCGACGGCCCGTACGCTGACCAGTACATGTCAGCGCAAACAGTAGCCGTATTCAAGCCGGAGGTCGGTGGATATCTGTTCCGGAGCCAGTACGGCGAGCTGCTCTATATGAGCAAGACAGAATTTGAAGCTAAGTACACTTCTGCAAGCGGTTCAGTAACGAATGCAGAGACGGCGGATAAGTTATCTACTGCTCGCACTATCACACTAACCGGCGCTGTCACAGGTTCAACGTCATTCGATGGTTCTGCTAACGTGACTATCGCAACTACCGCAGGAAGTTAACGAGGAAATGATATGGCGGCTGAAGAGAAGAAAATTGGTCGCCCATCTGATTACACAGAAGAGCTTGCCGAAGTCATCTGCCTAAGACTTGCAGAGGGGGAATCGTTACGCTCTGTCTGTAGGGATGATGGGATGCCATCAAAGCAAGCTGTATTGCGCTGGCTGGCTCGCAATGAGTCATTTCGTGCCCAATACGTGCGAGCGAAAGAAGAAGGCGCAGAAGCCATCGCAGAAGAGCTATTCGATATCGCTGATGACGGAACGAATGACTGGATGGAGAAGTTGGATAAAGATGGCGAAGCCATTGGCTATCAGCTCAATGGTGAGCATGTTCAGCGCTCTAAGCTGCGAATAGATACCAGGAAGTGGTATCTGTCCAAGATAATGCCGAAGAAGTATGGCGATCGCATCCAGCACGAGCAGAAGATAACTATCACCGACCTGTCTGATGAAGAGCTTGACCGCCGATTAATGGAGCTTACAAATGCACAATCTCAGTCGGGAACAGAAGATTGAGTTGGTAAAACTCCTGGAAGAAAAGAAGCGTAGAGAGTTTGTCTATCGCTACCGTGGCTATTACGAAACCCGATACGAATGGCAGCGTAAGTTCATTTCTGCCACAGCAGAATATCGTCAGTGCGCTTTGATTGCTGCTAACAGAGTGGGCAAGACAGATACGGCAACCTACATCGACGCCGTTCACTTGCTTGGTGAATATCCAGATGGCTGGACAGGGCACCGCTTCGACCACGCGCCGCTGATGTGGTGTCTTGGTTACTCTGGTGAGAAGTGTCGTGACTTACTCCAGGCTGCAATCATCGGCAAGAAGGTAAATGGTGAATTTACTGGCGGATTGATACCACCTGAGAGAATTGTCTCTACTGAGCCAATGACAGGTACGCCAAATGCTGTTCGTTCTGCTTATATCCGCCACAGCAGTGGTGATCTGAGCAAAATACAGTTCTGGTCATACACACAGGGTCAGCACGCACTGATGGGTGATGACATCGACTGGTTTCACATCGATGAAGAACCAGAAGATCCGACCATCTATCCTCAGGTATTAACCCGAACTGCAACCGGTGATCGGGGGAATGGCGGTCGCGGCATTCTGACATTCACCCCAGAAAACGGACGTACAGAGCTGGTAATCCAGTTGCTGGACAAGCCTGCTGATTCGCAGTTCTGCATGAATGTAGGCTGGGACGATGCGCCTCACCTCACCGAAGAAACAAAGAAAAGCCTGCTTGAGTCATTCCCTACTCATCAGAGAGACATGCGTACCAAAGGCATCCCTATGCTTGGACACGGTCGCATATTCGATTTCAGCGAAGACATGATCACTTGTGAACCATTCCCTATACCTAAGCATTACATGGTTATCGACGGTATGGACTTCGGTTGGGATCACCCGCAAAGTCGTGTCCAACTGGCAATCGACATGGAAGCGGAAATCTTCTACGTCACTAAAGCGTGGAAGGCTAGCAAAACTTCTCCAGCAGAGGCATGGGGCGCAACCAAAGCATGGGCTAACAAAGTACCTACGGCATGGCCTCAGGATGGATTGCAGACAGAAAAAGGTAGCGGACTTCAGCAAAAAGAGTACTACAAGGATGCTGGATTCCTAATGCTCCCCGAGCCTGCGCAATGGCCTGATGGCTCTCGCTCGGTAGAGCCAGGGCTTTTCGAGCTCCACGATCTGATGAGTACTGGTCGGTTCAAGGTGTTCGCCGGACTTCGTGACTGGTTCGAGGAGTTCAACTTCTACCATCGTGACGAGCGAGGACGCATTGTTAAGACCAGAGATGACTTACTTGACGCTACACGTTACGCCTACATGATGCGCCGCTTCGCCAAGCGATATGGCGACATCGGGACAATCAAAGAAAAGAAAATCCCCGCACCGATTAGACCAGTACGCAGAGGACGATAATGGCCGACAATGAAAACAGGCTGGAGAGTATCCTGTCGCGCTTTGATGCGGACTGGACAGCCAGCGATGAAGCCAGAAGGGAGGCCAAGAATGATCTCTTCTTCTCCCGCGTATCTCAGTGGGATGACTGGCTATCACAATACACAACCCTACAATATCGCGGGCAGTTCGATGTGGTACGTCCTGTGGTGCGCAAACTCGTTTCTGAGATGCGTCAGAACCCTGTTGATGTTCTGTATCGCCCAAAGGATGGAGCAAGTCCTGACGCTGCTGATGTGCTGATGGGCATGTATCGCACAGACATGCGACACAATACGGCAAAAATCGCGGTCAACGTCGCTGTTCGTGAGCAGATTGAATCTGGCGTAGGTGCGTGGCGTCTGGTCACTGACTACGAAGATCAAAGTCCGACGAGCAACAATCAGGTTATCCGTCGAGAGCCTATCCATAGTGCCTGCTCCCATGTTATCTGGGACAGCAACAGCAAACTGATGGACAAGTCTGACGCCCGTCACTGCACAGTTATCCACTCAATGAGCCAGAATGGTTGGGAGGATTTCGCAGAAAAATACGACCTCGATGCTGATGATATTCCATCATTCCAGAACCCCAACGATTGGGTATTTCCATGGCTGACGCAGGACACAATTCAGATCGCTGAGTTTTACGAAGTGGTCGAGAAGAAAGAGACGGCGTTTATCTACCAAGACCCGGTTACGGGTGAGCCGGTAAGCTACTTTAAGCGCGATATTAAAGACGTCATCGACGACCTGGCTGATAGTGGATTTATCAAAATTGCAGAGCGCCAGATTAAGCGTCGCCGGGTATACAAATCGATTATCACCTGCACCGCTGTACTCAAAGACAAGCAGCTCATTGCTGGCGAACATATCCCCATTGTTCCTGTATTCGGAGAGTGGGGCTTCGTTGAAGATAAAGAAGTGTATGAGGGTGTAGTCCGCCTGACAAAAGACGGTCAGCGTCTGCGCAACATGATTATGTCGTTCAACGCCGACATCGTGGCCAGCACCCCGAAGAAGAAGCCGTTCTTCTGGCCTGAACAGATTGCAGGCTTTGAGCATATGTATGACGGTAACGACGATTACCCGTATTACCTGCTCAATCGCACTGATGAGAACAACGGAGAAATGCCAACTCAGCCGCTGGCATATTACGAAAACCCGGAGGTCCCGCAAGCCAACGCCTACATGCTGGAAGCAGCCACCGCAGCAGTGAAAGAGGTCGCGACGCTAGGTGTTGATGCAGAGGCGGTAAACGGTGGACAGGTAGCCTACGACACTGTTAACCAGCTAAACATGCGCGCTGACCTTGAGACATACGTGTTTCAGGATAATCTGGCTACCGCTATGCGCCGTGACGGTGAGATTTACCAGTCGATAGTTAATGACATCTACGATGTTCCTCGCAACGTGACAATCACCCTTGAGGATGGCAGTGAAAAAGAGGTCCAGCTAATGGCTGAGGTTGTTGACCTTGCCACTGGTGAACGGCAGGTACTGAACGATATCAGGGGGCGCTATGAGTGTTACACGGATGTTGGGCCATCATTCCAGTCCATGAAGCAGCAAAACCGCGCAGAAATTCTTGAGTTGCTCGGCAAGACGCCACAGGGAACGCCAGAATATCAACTGTTGTTGCTTCAGTACTTCACCCTGCTTGATGGCAAAGGTGTTGAGATGATGCGTGACTATGCCAACAAGCAGCTTATTAAGATGGGCGTTAAGAAGCCAGAAACGCCTGAAGAGCAGCAATGGTTAGTAGAGGCGCAACAAGCCAAACAAGGTCAACAAGACCCGGCAATGGTTCAGGCTCAGGGCGTACTCCTGCAGGGGCAGGCTGAACTGGCTAAAGCTCAGAACCAGACACTGTCCCTGCAAATTGATGCAGCTAAAGTCGAAGCGCAGAACCAGCTTAACGCTGCCAGAATCGCAGAAATCTTCAACAACATGGACCTCAGTAAACAATCTGAGTTTAGAGAGTTCCTTAAAACTGTTGCTTCATTCCAGCAGGACCGCAGCGAAGACGCTCGCGCAAATGCTGAGTTACTCCTTAAAGGCGATGAACAGACGCACAAGCAGCGAATGGATATTGCCAATATCCTGCAATCGCAGAGACAAAATCAACCTTCCGGCAGTGTAGCCGAGACACCTCAATAAGAGAGAGTTAATCATGGAACCAACCACCGAAATTCAGGCAACTGAAGACTTAACCCTGTCCGGCGATCATGCAGCGGCATCTGCTGATAGCTTAGTTGTCGATAATGCCAACGACAATGCAGGTCAGGAAGAGGGCTTTGAGATTGTCCTGAAGGACGATGAGACAGCACCAAAACAAGACCCGGCAAAGAACGCAGAATTCGCCCGCCGCCGCATCGAGCGCAAACGACAGCGCGAGCTTGAGCAGCAGATGGAGGCAGTTAAACGCGGAGAATTGCCGGAGAGTTTACGGGTAAACCCTGACCTTCCTCCTCAGCCAGACATTAACGCCTATCTGTCAGAAGAAGGCCTGGCTAAATATGACTACGACAACAGCCGTGCGCTTGCCGCTTTCAATGCTGCTAATACCGAATGGCTAATGAAAGCGCAGGACGCCCGCAGCAATGCCGTAGCAGAACAGGGCCGCAAGACTCAGGAGTTTACCCAGCAATCAGCGCAATACGTCGAAGCTGCCCGCAAACACTATGACGCGGCGGAAAAGCTCAATATCCCTGACTATCAGGAGAAAGAAGACGCATTTATGCAACTGGTTCCGCCTGCGGTTGGGGCCGACATTATGCGCCTGTTCCCGGAGAAGTCCGCCGCGCTCATGTATCACCTGGGTGCAAACCCGGAGAAAGCCCGCCAGTTACTGGCGATGGATGGGCAGTCCGCGCTGATTGAACTCACTCGACTATCCGAACGCTTAACTCTCAAGCCTCGCGGTAAACAAATCTCTTCCGCTCCCCCTGCTGACCAGCCGATTACCGGTGATGTCAGCGCAGCAAATAAAGATGCCATTCGTAAACAAATGGATGCTGCTGCGAGCAAGGGAGATGTGGAAACCTACCGCAAGCTAAAGGCAAAACTTAAAGGAATCCGATAATGGCTTTGAACGAAGGTCAAATTGTTACACTGGCGGTAGATGAAATCATCGAAACCATCTCCGCAATCACTCCAATGGCGCAGAAAGCCAAGAAATACACCCCGCCTGCTGCTTCTATGCAGCGCTCCAGCAATACCATCTGGATGCCTGTAGAGCAAGAGTCACCCACTCAGGAGGGCTGGGATTTAACTGATAAAGCGACAGGGTTACTGGAACTTAACGTCGCGGTAAACATGGGAGAGCCGGATAACGACTTCTTCCAGTTGCGTGCTGATGACTTGCGAGACGAGACTGCGTATCGTCACCGTATCCAGTCAGCAGCTCGCAAGCTGGCGAATAACGTTGAGTTGAAAGTCGCAAACATGGCCGCCGAGATGGGATCATTGGTTATCACTTCGCCGGATGCAATCGGCACTAATACCGCTGATGCCTGGAACTTTGTGGCCGATGCAGAAGAACTGATGTTCTCCCGCGAACTTAACCGCGACATGGGCACATCGTACTTCTTCAACCCGCAGGACTACAAAAAGGCGGGTTATGACCTGACCAAGCGTGATATCTTCGGGCGCATCCCTGAAGAAGCATACCGCGATGGCACCATTCAGCGTCAGGTCGCTGGCTTCGATGATGTCCTGCGCTCTCCGAAACTTCCTGTGCTGACCAAATCCACCGCAACTGGCATCACTGTATCCGGTGCGCAGTCCTTCAAGCCTGTCGCATGGCAACTTGATAACGATGGCAACAAAGTTAACGTTGATAACCGTTTTGCTACCGTCACCCTGTCTGCAACTACCGGCCTGAAACGCGGCGACAAAATCTCGTTTGCTGGCGTTAAGTTCCTCGGTCAGATGGCTAAGAACGTGCTGGCGCAGGACGCGACTTTCTCCGTGGTCCGTGTTGTTGACGCTACTCACGTTGAAATTACGCCGAAGCCAGTTGCGCTGGATGATGTTTCCCTGTCTCCTGAGCAACGCGCCTACGCCAACGTTAATACCTCGCTGGCTGATGCAATGGCAGTGAACATTCTGAACGTTAAAGACGCTCGCACTAATGTGTTCTGGGCTGACGATGCTATTCGTATCGTGTCTCAGCCGATTCCGGCTAACCATGAACTTTTTGCAGGTATGAAAACTACCTCATTCAGCATCCCTGATGTTGGCCTGAACGGTATCTTCGCTACGCAGGGTGATATTTCCACCCTGTCCGGCCTGTGCCGTATTGCGCTGTGGTACGGCGTAAACGCGACACGACCGGAGGCAATCGGTGTTGGCCTGCCTGGTCAGACTGCGTAACTAACAGGGGCTGCGGCCCCTTTCTTTATGGAGTGGCTATGAAAATAGCAATCTATAAGCCCGGTGGAAGCATCATGGTATGGGGCGTCATGGCTCAGATGAAGGTCATCGACTCCAGCGAACTTCCGGAATATGTCAAAGATGGCTGGCTTGATCATCCATCAAAGCTGCTGCCCGTGGAAGCAGATGATGTTAAGCCACGCAAAGGCCGCAAGCCTAAGGCGGTAAGCGATGCAGATAAAGACTAAAGGCGATCTGGTCAGGGCTGCGCTTCGTAAGTTGGGCGTGGCATCAGATGCAACCCTTACCGATGTCGAACCTCAGTCTATGCAGGATGCCGTTGATGATCTGGAAGCGATGATGGCGGAGTGGTATCAGGACGGGAAAGGCATCATTACCGGCTATGTATTCTCAGATGATGATAATCCTCCCGCTGAAGGTGACGACCATGGCCTTCGCTCCAGTGCAGTCAGCGCCGTATTCCATAATCTGGCCTGCCGCATTGCTCCTGATTATGCGCTTGAGGCTACTGCCAAAATTATCGCCACTGCTAAATACGGAAAAGAGCTTCTCTATAAGCAAACCGCCATTTCCAGAGCCAAACGAGCGCCTTACCCGTCACGCATGCCGACAGGCAGTGGAAACAGTTTCGCCAATCTGAACGAATGGCATTATTTCCCCGGAGAACAGAATGCCGATTCAACAACTCCCCATGATGAAGGGAATGGGTAAAGACTTCAAGAACGCCGATTATATCGACTATCTGCCAGTGAATATGCTGGCAACACCCAAAGAAATCCTTAACAGCAGCGGCTATCTCCGCTCATTCCCCGGCATTACCAAACGTTATGATATGAACGGCGTATCGCGTGGAGTTGAGTACAACACCGCTCAGAATGCTGTTTATCGTGTTTGTGGTGGCAAGCTCTACAAAGGAGAAAGCGAAGTTGGTGATGTTGCCGGAAGTGGTCGCGTATCAATGGCACATGGTCGGACATCACAGGCGGTAGGCGTTAATGGCCAACTGGTCGAGTATCGCTATGATGGCACGGTTAAAACCGTCTCAAACTGGCCTGCAGACAGCGGATTCACGCAGTATGAGTTAGGTTCAGTGCGTGACATTACGCGCTTACGTGGGCGTTATGCGTGGTCAAAAGACGGCACTGATTCATGGTTTATCACTGACCTCGAAGATGAATCGCATCCTGACCGCTACAGCGCACAATATCGCGCAGAGTCGCAGCCTGACGGCATCATCGGCATCGGAACATGGAGAGACTTCATCGTCTGCTTTGGTTCGTCAACGATAGAGTATTTCTCACTGACAGGCGCAACCACCGCTGGCGCTGCGTTGTATGTCGCACAGCCATCGTTGATGGTACAGAAGGGCATTGCCGGAACATACTGTAAAACGCCGTTCGCTGATTCATACGCCTTTATCAGTCATCCGGCTACTGGCGCACCTTCCGTCTACATCATCGGCTCAGGGCAGGCATCGCCAATTGCGACCGCCAGTATTGAGAAAATTATCCGCTCATATACCGCTGAAGAAATGGCGACGGGTGTGATGGAGACTTTGCGCTTCGATTCTCATGAGCTTCTGATTATTCATCTCCCTCGCCATGTTCTGGTTTACGACGCATCGTCCAGCCAGAACGGACCTCAGTGGTGTGTGCTGAAAACCGGGCTTTACGATGATGTATATCGCGGCGTCGACTTCATGTACGAAGGAAACCAGATAACGTGCGGCGACAAATCAGAAGCGGTGGTCGGACAATTGCAATTCGACATCAGCAGCCAGTACGACAAACAACAAGAACACCTACTGTTTACGCCCCTTTTCAAAGCAGATAACGCCAGATGCTTCGACCTTGAGGTTGAATCATCCACTGGTGTTGCTCAATACGCTGACCGCCTGTTCCTCTCTGCAACCACTGACGGCATCAATTACGGGCGTGAGCAGATGATTGAGCAGAATGAACCGTTCGTTTACGACAAGCGTGTTTTGTGGAAGCGAGTAGGGCGCATCAGGAAAAACATTGGCTTCAAATTGCGCGTTATCACGAAGTCACCTGTCACTCTGTCTGGCTGCCAGATAAGGATTGAGTAATGGCGGATTCGAATCTCAATGTGCCGGTAATCATCCAAGCTACACGACTCGACACATCAGTTCTTCCACGCAATATCTTCTCGCAGTCGTATCTGCTTTACGTTATCGCACAGGGCACTGATGTTGGTAACGTGGCGAACAAGGCCAACGAGGCCGGACAGGGCGCTTATGATGCACAAGTCAGGAACGATGAGCAGGATGTGATTCTCGCTGACCATGAGCAACGAATTTCTGCTGCGGAAGCAACACTTGTTAATCATGAGGAGCGAATCAGCAGGGCAGAATCAACTCTTCAGGAACATGAAACACGAATCACTCAGAATGAAAGCGATATTGCGTCGCTTGATACCAGAGTTCAGTCGCTGGAATCGCAGGTTTCAGACCATGAAACGCGCATCGATGCTCTGGAGCATGCCACTACTCGCAAGAAGTCAGAGGTTGTTTACTCTGGCGTATCTGTAACCATCCCGACAGCGCCGACCAACCTTGTTAGCCTGCTGAAAACGCTCACGCCGTCATCCGGCACGTTGGCACCATTCTTCGACACCGTTAACAACAAGATGGTTGTGTTCAACGAGAACAAAACCTTGTTCTTCAAGCTGTCGATTGTCGGGACTTGGCCCAGCGGAACCGCCAACAGGTCAATGCAGCTAACATTTTCCGGTTCTGTTCCTGACACACTGGTAAGCAGTCGCAACTCGGCGACAACAACCGACAACATCCTGTTAGCTACGTTCTTCAGCGTGGATAAAGACGGCTTTCTTGCCACAAATGGCAGTACGTTAACCATTCAGTCGAATGGTGCGGCGTTTACTGCCACAACCATCAAAATCATTGCGGAGCAGTGATGGAAATAAAGCTCATCGATAATCCGGTGAAGCTTGCAGAATTCCTCAACAACCCGGCAAACACGGGAAATATCGTAGACAGTGGAGATAAATACTACATCAAGCCTGATGCGGTATATCTCGGCATCTACGAAGGATTAGTGCTGGCTGGAGTTCATGAAGTGCGTAACTTCTGGCATAGCGTTGTTGAATGCCATGCTGTGTACGACCCCGGATTCCGTGGCGAATATGCACTGCAAGGGCATCGATTATTCTGCAAATGGCTTCTCGAAAACTCACCATTCCTTAACAGCATCACCATGGTTCCTGACACCACCAAATACGGACGGGCAATTATCCGTTTGCTTGGCGCTACCCGTGTTGGTCACCTTGATGATGCTTATACCAGCAATGGAAAGCCTGTAGGCATCACGATTTATCAGTTACCGCGCTCAAAATACGAGGAGCTAAAGAATGTTAATTTTCCAGATTGCCAATAAGCACCTCAGCAAAGCTGTTTACTGCAAAGGCGGCAGTGATGGCGGTTCAAAAGCCCAGGCACGCGCAACTGAAAAGGGTATCGAATTGCAGCGTGAAATGTGGCAAACGAACCTGCAAAACCTCGCACCGTTCACGCCACTCGCTCAACAGTTCGTATCAGAGTTGCAGAATCTTTCCTCTCTTCAGGGGCAAGGTCAGGCGCTTAACCAGTATTACAACTCCCAGCAGTATAAAGACCTTGCAGGGCAGGCGCGTTACCAGAGTCTGGCAGCAGCAGAGGCAACGGGTGGATTAGGGTCTACAGCAACAGGAAACCAGTTAGCAGCAATCGCACCTACACTCGGTCAAAACTGGCTGTCAGGTCAGATGAACAACTACAACAATCTGGCAAATATCGGCCTTGGTGCTCTTACAGGTCAGGCAAACGCCGGACAGAACTACGCTAACAACGTCAGCCAATTGTATCAACAGCAGGCGGCAGCATCTGCGGCGAATGCTAACCGACCTTCAGGACTGCAATCAGCCTTGGGAGGTGCCATGAGCGGTGCGGCATCAGGGGCGATGATTGGTTCTGTGGTACCTGGAATAGGTACGGCTGTTGGCGCTATTGGTGGCGGCATTATCGGTGGTCTTGGATCATTGTTTTAAGGTGGGAATATGGCTACTTGGCAACAAGGAATCAACTCAGGCGGTTTTCTTGCTGGTATCGGTGGGCAAAACTCAAATGCGCCAAAGGCAAGTGATGTAAGTGAGGCGTTGGCCTATATTCGCCAGAACAACGAAATGGAGCGATCAGGTCGCAATAACATCGGCCTTCAGGCGTTGCAGGGACTTGGTAGTGTCGCTCAAACATATCAAGCTGCAAAGCAACAGGAAGCGGATGCTGCATTCCAAAAAGAATATGCGGCAGCCATCCAGTCCGGTGATCGACAGCAGGTTCGAGATCTGATGACCAAATATCCTGGTCAATTAGAGAAGATTCAGTCTGGTATGAAGTGGGCAGACGAAGACCAGCGTGATGAAATTGGCAATCTAGCGGCAGGCGGTCAAATTGCCTCCATGATGGGTGGTGATGCATTTAGCAAGTGGATTGGCAACAATGCAACCAGATTGTCTAATCAGGGGGTAGACCCACAACAACTCCTCAGTATGTATCAAAAAGACCCACAAGCAACATCACAACTTATCGGACAATATGGTCAGTTTGCATTAGGCCATGAAAAGTATTGGGATTTGCAGGATAAGATGGTTGGTCGCCAACTTGAGAAAGGGCGATTGGATGAAAGCATCCGTCAGGCTGACATGGAGAACGCGAGAGGATGGGCAAATATCCAAAACGCTCAACTAGACAGGGCTCAGCGGGCACAAATGCATAATGATAACGTCGCCCTGAAGTTGCAGGAATTAGGGATGAAGCAAAAGGAAAGCGGAAAGATTGACCCAAAACTTGTTCGAGATCTGAACAGTGATATTAATGGGTTCTCAAAGAATTATTCTGCAATGCGCAGTGCTGCTGACAACCTACAAGCCCTTGGGAAGCGCAACACTCCAGCCGCGCAGTTGGGAATGATTTTCAACTATATGAAATCGCTGGATCCGCAATCTGTGGTACGCGAAGGTGAGCAAGTGCAGGTAAAACGCACTGATGGAATATTCGGCACACTTGGTAACTATGTTAGCCAATTATCTAACGGCAAGATGCTGAATAATGAGCAAGTCCAAGACTTAATCAACACCTCAAAACTGATGGCAAATACTGAAGGCGAAAAGTTTAATCAGCAAATGGATGATTATCTTTCAACTTATGGAGATTCTCTCCCCAGCGGACTAACTAAGCAATTGCAATCCAGAAAAGCCAAGCTGTATGAAGATATTCAGCAGCCTGCGCAACAACAGACACAACAAGCAACATCTGGCGGTCAAACATTTCGAGAAGGTATGACCGCGAAAAATCCTAAAACTGGTCAGAAAATTATTTACAGGAACGGACAATGGCAACCAATGTAGGTTTACCAGAGGGGTTTGTTCTGGATGAACAGCCTGATAACTCACAACTTCCTGATGGCTTTGTGCTTGATTCCCAACCAGAACAGCAGCAATCTCCTTTGGTTTCACCAGAGGAAAATTCCAGACAGGAAAATGTTGTTAATAATGCTAACGGCTTCGACCGTTTTATGTATGGCGTTCTCAGTGGATTGATGGATGTTGGTAAAGGTGTTGGCCTGTTTCAGGACATGACACCAGAAGAGCAAGCCGCAATTCAGTCTCTACAGCAGAAGTTAGCGGCAAAACCATCAACCGCACAAGATGTTGGTGAGTTCGTTGGACAAGCAGCGCCATTTGTTAGTGGTGGTGGGATTATTTCTCAGGTTCCGAAAGGGGCGGCAAGGCTGGCTGCCGCCGCAGGGCTTGGTGCGGTTGAAGGTGGTGTTGTTGCTAACGGAACCGGTGGCAATGTAACTACAGGGGCGGCTATAGGTGCTGCCGCTGGTCCAATTGCTGAATTGGCATCTCCAGTGATTAGCAAAGCAGCCAGTGCGGTTACGAAGAGGTTTAGGCCTCCATCGGCAGAAATGTCTCAGGCATCTGAACTTAGTGGAATGGCGAGGGTTGCAACGAAAGCTACAGATGTGAATCCAATAACAGGAAACAGATCTGGTTTAAATGCTCTCGCGGAAGCTGTTTCACCAGATGATTCTGTGCTACAGGCCGCCCGCAATCTTGGGATGGAGGATGCCTTAACTCCCGGCATGTACTCCAGCAACCCTTCTTACCGCGCGTTTGAAAATGCTTTAGCTGCAACCCCAGGGAATAAACTGTTCCACGCACAGCGAGAGGCCATTAGTAGGCTTGGAGAGCAGGCAGATAAATTTATTAATGATTTTGGTGGGAGCGTTGATAAGGACTTTATCAATCAAAAGGTCAAAAGCTCTTATGAGGAGTTAAGATCAAACCTGAAGCGCCAAGAAGACACTCTATACAATCAAATTAGAGCAAAAATTCCAACAAGAGCTACCGTAGATACCACCCATACCACTAACGCCATTGAGGATATTGCAGATGATGTCGGTGGGCTGGAAAAACTAAAATCGCTATATCCTCAACTGTCAAAGACCTTGGAACAAATAGACCCAAACACCGCCCCGACTTATGGTCTTCTTGATGCAGTTCGACGGCAGGTTGGAAGGGCTCTTGGCAAAGAGATGGATAAAGGGCCATATAGCGGCATCGACGCTCGGCACCTTGGAATTATTGAAAGCGCACTGATACAAGATCAGGGAGCCGCTGCTGCCAAATATGGTGCAGAGGATACATGGAATTTAGCTAGAGAGATCGGGAGAAAGAGATTCGCAGTGCAGGCAGCCGCTGTTCAAAATCTTGGCAGAGACTTGGATAAAGGAATAGTGCCGCAATTACAGCAAGCTATCGTCGATATGTCTCAAGGAAAGGGCGGTGATTTCCGTCGCCTAGTTTCAAATCTTCCTGATGACATGGTGCAACCAGCTGTTGCCACCGCAATGAATAGAGCTTTCACTACGTTCGCTAAATCTCCCGGGCAGTCACTTGGTGTTCCTGGATTTGTTAAGTGGTATGGAGGGCTATCAAGAAACAAATCAAATATGCAGGCATTGAGCCGGGCAATTGGCTATCAGGCTACGCGTAGGTTGAGAAACATCTATGAGGTGGCTTCTGGCATGCAAAGGGTGGGCAGCGAGAAGGTGTATTCCTCCTCTCAAATTGACCGGATGATGAATCAGTTCGCAGGAGAGAAGGGAATGCTTGGGCGTATATATGGAATAGGAAAAGACGTGGCTAAAGCAGAAGGGCTAACCACAGCCATCGGAGCGCCTGGAGCCGGTACGGCAGGGGTACTCTTTAGCCTCCTCCGTTCTGGTAAAAATTCAAGAATGGCTGCCGCTGATGAATTAATAGCATCTCCGGCTTTTAAAAATCTCTCAAAAAGGATTGCCGCAGGTCACGCCAGCACCCCAGCATCTAGGAAATCGGTGGATGCTTCAATGCAGAAAGTGAAACCATATAGGGATTGGGTAAATACGCTATCAGCGGACGAGAAGAAAAATCTAGCCCGCGTTGGTATTGTCGCTTTTCTCAGTAGTAACGATTCTTTGCCCACAGAGCAACAAGCAGGGCAACAATAATCCAACCGACTGTTACCATATTAACCTCCCGATAGCCATGGATGGCTATTCTGACATCCTTTTTAATTTATTGTATGACTCTATAGAATCTGTGCACAACTTCATGAACTCTTGAAGTGACATTCCTAGGCGAGAAATTTCCGTATTCAAAAAACGTTCAATAAATTCATCTCCGCCTGGCATCTGTGTTGCTTCTTGAAAAGCAAACATTTGTTTAAATGTTCCACACATACCAGCAACTTTAGCTGTAACTAACATGTCGTTAGCAAATTTCAGATCCTTATCTTGCGATTGTGCAAGACCACTAATTAGAAAACAGAATGCACCTATAACCCATCGCTTCACACCAATCTCCCACTAAGGTAATAATATGACCATAGAAGAACGTCTGAACAACATTGAGTTGAATCAAACCCTGCTTGACCAGCGACTTTCAGATCTTGAGCTTAAAGATCTAGATGCGCAAATATCGGAAGCAGAAGCCAAGCTCTCCAGCCTAAACCACCGCAAGAAGCAAATCCGCAACAGAATTACTCAGGGACGCGGAAGCTGTTGAGGTGGGATGCTAGGTCTCTATCGTTAAAATCAAGGCTGCTAATCATTTCATTGTAAATAGCGTTTTTATCTTCCATTGGCAGTCTTGAGTAAACCAGACACAGAGCATATTTCAGGGAGTTTAGCTCCTTCTCTAATTCTTCCTTGCTTGACGTTTTTGACTTAATAAGCTGTTTTTTATTCATTTTGCATCCTTACGATTCACATCTTTTGGTAGATACTTGTGAATTGGCCAATCCATGAACGCAAGCGCGAGCCACGCCACCACGTTAAAGCCAGGGATTGTTAAACATACAGCCATCTTCCAGTCAAAACCGGCCTTTTTGGATATTTTTAACGCAGGTATAAAAAAGATAAAAACGAAAAAAATCACCATAATAATCAATGATAATGGCGACCCTTGTTGTTGCTCCATGGTTATCCTCCATCTCTTACACGTTTTAACACATCAATAGCTACATCAAACGCCTCTTGCTCAGACTTTGTCAGGATTCGACTACTTGAAGGTATTAGCTGCCCTTTATGAATTTTTATCCATAGTTCGATAGCTGAAATAATCTCTGCGTTTATCGAGCGGCGATTTGTTGCAGCAATATGCGTAAGTTGCTGTTTTATCTCATCAGGCATTCTTACGTTGAATTGTGGATCATTTCTAGCCACGTCGTTCTCCTTTTATTTGTTGACATGCTAGAACGGTAGTAGTACGCTTTCAATAGTAGTACGGTACTATCAACGAGTGAAATGGAGTTGAATATGCAAGGTGCAAGAAAAATGCCGCAGTTCAATTTGCGGTGGCCTAAAGAAGTATTGGATTTGGTACGCAAGGTGGCGGAAGAGAATGGTCGGTCTGTTAACTCTGAGATTTATCAGAGAGTAATGGACAGCTTTAAGAAGGAAGGGCGCATTGGCGCGTAAAGTTGAAGCCCCAACTGCTGGAACAGTCAGGGCTTCGGTTGTCGGTAAATCCGTGGAGAAAAACCAACATGAATAGTATAGCAATTTTAGAAGCAGTGAACACCTCTTACGTGCCTTTCAATGGTCAGCAGATTTTAACCGCTGTGGCTGCCGGAGTGACTTATGTAGCGATGCGTCAAATTGTGGAAAACATTGGTATCGACTGGACTGGTCAATCTGTTAAGTTGCGTAAAATGAAGGACAAATTCAACTGTAGAGATATCTCTATGGTTGCCGCTGATGGCAAGTTACGTAATCTTTTATGCATCCCGCTGAAGAAACTCAATGGATGGCTGTTCAGCATCAACCCTGAGAAAGTTCGTGCTGACATCCGCGATAAACTGATTCAGTACCAGGAAGAATGCTTTACTGTGCTGCATGACTACTGGACGAAGGGAAAGGCAGAAAATGCACGTAAGAAAACATCTGTTGATGACAGGACTCCGCTTCGTGATGCTGTAAATATGCTAGTCAGCAAAAAGCATCTAATGTACCCAGAAGCTTATGCAATGATTCATCAGCGTTTCAACGTGGAAAGTATTGAAGAGCTTGATTCATCTCAGATACCGCAAGCAGTAGAGTACATCCACAGGGTAGTGCTTGAAGGCGAGTTCATCGGCAAACAAGAGAAGAAAACCAACGAGCTTTCTGCAAAAGAAGCAAACAGCCTTGTATGGTTATGGGATTATGCCAACCGCTCACAGGCATTATTCCGCGAATTGTATCCGGCGCTAAAACAAATTCAATCGAACTATTCCGGCAGATGCTACGACTACGGTCATGAGTTCTCGTATGTTATCGGAATGGCGAGAGACGTTTTAATCAATCACACACGAGATGTTGATATCAATGAGCCAGACGGACCAACGAATCTTTCCGCATGGATGAGACTTAAGAATAAAGAATTACCTCCTTCAGTACATAACTACTGACAGATAACCAACGCAACGACCCAGCTTCGGCTGGGTTTTTTTATGCCCAAAATTCACCGTAGCTACGCTGCGGCGATTCCTTGTATCTGGAGCAAATTAAATGACAGACATTACAGCCAATGTGATCGTATCGATGCCTTCGCAACTCTTCACTATGGCGCGTTCTTTTAAAGCCGTAGCTAAGGGCAAGATTTATATCGGAAAAATTGACACTGACCCCGTAAATCCTGAAAACCAGATTCCTGTATATCTGGAACGAGAAGATGGTACTCATATTCAGGTGCCACAGCCAATCGTTATCAACGCTGCTGGATATCCGGTATACAACGGACAGATTGCCAAGTTTGTAACTGTGCAAGGCCATTCTATGGCTGTTTACGATGCATACGGCACTCAACAATTCTACTATCCGAATGTGCTAAAGTATGATCCAGACCAGTTACAAGTTAAGTTAGCAGATCCATCAGATGGATTTGGAGATTCCCTGGTCGCTGTAAAACAACCAGGAGATGGGACAGTAGCCAGAACTGTTCATGATAAAATGGCTGAAAGGTACACCATTGACGATTTTCTTATTCCTGGTGACGTTGATGACACTGAGGCTTTTAGAAGGGCGATAAAACACTCTCAGGTAAGCGGGCAGGTTGTGTATGGATCTAGTGGCAGGACTTATAAGATATCAGGAGAATTACAGCTAGTAGATCAAATTACTGGGGCTGTAGCCAGAATTCATGGTGCTGGAAGAAACTCATCATTTATAACGCCTATAGGTGATTTTGATGCTGCTGTAAAAGCTTGGGGCCTTGGCTGGGGGTCTTCCGGAGGTGGGGCTGCTTTTGGTGTTGAGTTTTGCGGTTTTACAATTACCAGTAATAATACAGCAAACTTTACTGGAAATGGCCTTGATATCAGAAGGGTAGGGTTATGGTCATTATTCAGTGACTTAAAAATACATTATGTTGGTGGAATTGGCCTGTATGCTCAATCAGTTTTTGACCATTCTCTTAAAAGTATAGAGGTTAGAGGCACAGGCGGGCTTGGTGTCAAAATTTATGAAAGCAAACCAACCGATCCAGACGGCTTTCAGGAAAATAGTTTTTTAGAAATAAGTGATGTTCATGCTATAGGATGCAATGGTGGTTATACTCAAATTGAAATAGACGGTGGAGATTCCTTTAAATTTGAAAGACTCAAGCCGTCAGAGGGTACGCTTGGGGTTGATTTGAAGGGTATAGCTAGAGGGTTTACGTTTCATGATACATATTGCGACGGTCAAATATTTGATTCTTCTATAGAAAATATAGGTATTTCTATTTCCTCATCTTGCTCTGATATAAATGTGAAAGGAGGAAGGGTGTGGAATATAAAGTATGCAGTTGACGTTTCCGCAGGGGGATGCAACGTATCTGGAATTAATTTAGCATACGACTCACCGGCAGGTAGTGATGTTTACGCCGTGTTTGCTAGACCATCAATTGACAGGATGCTTAGTGTTGATGCAGGTCTTCGAATAAAAAATGAAGCTCCTTTTTTTGTTTCTGCACCGATTCAGGCCGCCTCACATCAATACACGCCAACAATTAGTAATGTTAATGTAGGCGCTGGATCTATCTATGGGGCATACAATAAACTTGGCAACAAACTTAAAATCTACGTGCACGTGGATTTTGGCGTTGGAAGTTCAGTTTCTGGAGCTATTGCCGTAACAACTCCAGTTGCGGCAACAAAAACATCATTTGTGAATGGATGCCTATTCGATACATCAGACAACAAATCTTACCCAATACAGGGATATATAAAGGCTGGAGAAATGGGAATCACATTAACGCATTCCGGTGGGCTGGTGACAGACACCTCGCCATTCACCCTGTCTGCAAGTGACATGATCCACCTTGACGGTGAATACTGGATTGATACCGTTCAACCTTAA